GTGTTAGCCAGTTTGAACCAGGTGTATTTAAGTATTTGCAACCGGGTGAAACTGTAACAGTGCCGCAGCTAGATGCACCAGATGGACAGTTTGAGCCATTTTTACGTGCGATGTTACGTGCAATGGCGGCTGGTATTGGCTGTAGCTATGAAACGGTAAGCCGTGATTTTAGCCAAACTAATTACAGCTCTAGCCGGTTAAGTTTGCTTGAAGATCGTGACCACTGGCGGATTCTACAAGATTGGATGATCAAAAATTTCCACCAGCGTATTTTTGATATATGGATGGATATGGCGGTATTAAGCGGGGCCTTATCACTGCAAGGCTATGAGCAAGCACCTAATAGATTTAAAATGGCTAGGTGGATGCCACGCGGCTGGGCATGGGTTGATCCAGTAAAAGAGGTATCAGCGTATAAGGATGCGGTTAGGTGTGGCTTCAAAACATTAGGCCAAATTGTGGCTGAGCAAGGCGGTGACTTAGATGAGCTATTGTTGCAACGTCAAGCAGAGCTGCAAAAATTAGCTGAAATGGGTATTGTGGTTGATACAGACCCAACACAGGTAGATGATGATGGTGCCATCCAGGTGCCGCCTACCGCCCCACCCGATGAGGATGACTCCGATGACTAACGACAACGAAATGATGATCAGGTCACAGCCAGCAATTTTTGCTTTAGCTGATGACGAGCGGACAATGGAATTTCCATTTAGCTCTGAATATCCGGTATCACGTTATTTTGGCAATGAAGTGCTTAGCCATGATGCAGGCGCTGCTGACCTAAGCCGTTTAAATGATGGCGCACCGTTATTGTTTAACCATGACCCAGATCGCGTTATTGGTGTAGTAGAGCGCGGTTGGATTAATGATGAAGACCGCCGTGGGTATGTGTCAGTGCGGTTTAGCCAGAATCCATTTGCGCAAGAGGTATTGCGTGATGTAAAAGATAAAGTGCTGCGTAATGTATCATTTGGCTATCAAATAAACGAAATGGAACATCGCGAAGATAGCTTTGTTGCTACCAATTGGAATGCACATGAGATAAGTGTTGTTAGCATACCAGCAGACCCAACGGTCGGCGTTGGGCGTTCGCTCGACGTTCAACCACAACAACAACCTCAAACCATGGAGATTATGGACAACACGCCTGACGTTGCGGCGGTGCAGGAGGCTACTAAAGCCGAACGCAGCCGGATTTCCGCAATCACCGCATTATGCGACAAGCACAACATGGCTGACACTGCTCGGCAACTCATTGATAGTGGCCGCAGCCTAGATGAAGCCCGTGCTGCTGTACTAGATAAGATCGGCGCCAAGGTAGAGCCAGTAGCTGAAAAAGCTGCTGACATCGGCCTTACTGCAAAAGAAAGCCGTGAGTTTTCTTTCCAGCGTGCGATCAATGCATTGGCTAATCCTAGTGATCGCCGGATGCAAGAAGCTGCTGCATTTGAACGCGAGTGTTCTGATGCTGCTGCTGCTAAAGCAGGCAAAACAGCACAAGGCATCATGGTGCCTAATGATGTATTGCGTCGCGACTTGGTAGTAGGCACTGCGTCTGCTGCTGGTAACTTGGTTGGCGTTGATTTTCGCCCCGGCAGCTTTATTGAGCTGTTGCGCAACCGTTCAGCATTAGCTGGCCTTGGCGTTGCATCGTTGACTGGCCTTAGCGGTAACGTTGCAATCCCACGTCAAACTGGTGCTGCTACTGCTTACTGGGTAGCTGAGTCTGGCGCACCTACTGAAAGCAACCAAACTGTTGATCAAGTCAACATGTCACCTAAGACATGTGGTGCGTTTACTGATTACAGCCGTAAGTTGATGCTGCAATCCAGCATTGATGTAGAGCAAATGATCCGTCAGGATCTAGCTACTGTATTGGCACTTGAGATTGACCGCGTTGGTTTGTATGGTTTGGGTAATACCAACCAGCCTTTAGGCATCAAGCTAACAACCGGCATCAATACAGTTAACTTTGGCGGTGCAGTGCCTACATATGCTGAAGTGGTGAGCATGGAAAGTGCAATTGCTGCTGACAACGCAGACATTGGCGCCATGTCGTATTTGATGAATGCATCAATGCGTGGGTCACTGAAGACCGCAGAAAAAGCATCAAGCACCGCTCAGTTTATTTTTGAACCAGGCGGGACTGTTAACGGTTATAACGCTGCTGTTAGCAACCAAGTAGCTAGCGGCGATGTTTTCTTTGCTGTGTGGTCTCAATTGATCATGGGCATGTGGTCTGGGTTGGATCTAACTGTTGATCCTTACACCCATAGCACAAGCGGCACTGTACGTGTGGTAGCACTACAAGATGTGGACTTTGCTGTTCGCCATCCTGAAGGCTTCTGTCGCGGCGCTGATACGCTCTGATGCTAATCCAGGTCACTAAGACCACGATGGTAGGCGGCCAGCTCGTAAGGGCTGGCTCCACCGTTGAGGCAAGCAATGCTGATGCTCAATTATTAATTGGTATTGGCAAAGCAATTACAGCTACGATTGCTGTAGATCCAGAACCAGATCCCCAACCACCCAAACGGAGAACCCGCAATGTTATTTCAACAGACACTTGAAAAGCTAGAGCATTTTACGCTTTTAGCTACAACGACCATTACAGCTACAGGCAACCAAACTGGCGTTGATCTTAAAGATTATGACGGCGACATCCAAGTAATTTTGCTTGGCACTGCTGCTGGCTCCAGCGCTGATCTGACCTTCCGCATTGAAGAATCAGATGATAACAGCAGTTATACAGGAGCTACCGGTGGCTCATTTACTGCCATTGCTAATGCTGCGTATAAAGAAGTGCTTACATTAAACCGTGACGCATTAAAGCGTTATGTACGGTTGAGCTGTACTGCTGAAACCGGCAATGCATCTAGTGCTGTTACTTGCGTTGGTTACGGCCTTAAGAAGTACGGCTAATGGCTATAATTGAAAACCTGCTTGGTTTTCTAAACGATTTCGGCGTCAGTTGTACTGCTGGCGCCGTTACCGGTTTAGGTATTCTTGACATGCCATCACAAATCATTGCAAATGATATGGTATTAAGCACTGATTATATGTTGACAGCACGTGCATCTGATTTTGGCAATTTAGTATATGGTAATGCTATTACAGTTGCATCTGTTGCTTATACCGTGCGCGAGACTAGGTTGATAGATGATGGTTCTTTTGTTGAAATTGCATTGCAAAAAACATGACAACCAAACGCGAGACAATTATTGCTGCCATCCGTACAGCACTGACAGGCACTACTGGCGTTAGCAATAGGATTTATCGCAGCAGGGTAGAACCATTAACACGCGGCGAATCACCTGCGATTGTAGTTGAACCGCTTACCGATACGGCAGCGCAAAACACAAGTTTGCCAACGTTGGATTGGAGCCTTACTGTACGTATAGCGGTAATTGTACGCGGCGCGATACCAGACCAAGCGGCAGATGCAACAGTGCAGGATATGCATAGCAAGTTAATGGCCGACCTGACGCTTGGAGGCTATGCAATTGACATTCAACCAATTGCGGTTACATTTGATATAGTCGAAGCAGATCAACCTGCTGGGGTTGTGATGTGCGATTACCGAGTGCAATACCGCACATCGGTTAGTAACCTTGCAAGCTAACCATGGCTATGATAGTGGATGAATATTGGGGCCAAGGCGGGTCTTACCTGCTTGATCCTAAAACCGGCAAACGTAAGCTCATTGAGCGCACGGCACCGGCTACCGCCAACACCGCACCTGAGGAACTGACCGATGCCATTACTGACACGCAAAAGGCTACTTCTAGCCAAGGCTGAAGTTACCTACGGCACTGACCCAACACCAACAGGAGCCGCTAATGCCATATTGGTGCGCAATTTAGAAATTGTGCCGTTGCAGTCTGATATTGTGCAGCGTGAATTGATTCGGCCATATCTTGGTAATTACGATCAGTTACTAGCAAATACCCGCGTGCAGGTAACTTTTGAAGTTGAGCTTGCTGGTTCGGGCACAGCAGGCACAGCACCAGCTTATGGCCCTGTGTTAAAAGCATGTGGGTTATCTGAAACTTTAGCAGCAAGTTCAAGTGCTACTTATGCGCCTGTTAGCGCCAGCTTTAGTTCTGTTACTTTATACTTTTTCCAAGACGGCATCCGCCATGTTGTAACTGGCGCTCGCGGTACATTTACCCTTAACGGCACTGTAGGCGCAATACCAACAATTGCATTTACAATGACAGGTGTATTTAACGCACCAACTGATACGGCACTTGCTGCACCTACCTATCAAAACCAAGCAACACCATTAATATTTAAAAATGGTAATACCACTAGCTTCTCTGCGTTTAGCTATTCCGGCGCATTGCAATCAATTGAACTTAATTTTGCTAACGAAATTATTTATCGTGAGTTGGTAGGCGGCACTAAAGAAGTTATCATTACTGACCGCAAGCCTGGGGGCACATTGCAGATTGAAGCAGTATTGCTGGCCGCTAAAAACTACTTTA